GAGGGTTGTTTCTTTTGGATCATACGATTTATTTAAAGATTACCTACCAGCAATAAATCATACTAAAAAGAATCTTATGGATTCTGATGACCCTATGTGGGAGAAAAAGTATCCTGCTTTTATGGTTAATAAAATTGTAGGTAGTTTTCAAGACACCATAAGTAAAGCAAATGAAATGAATAGATATCATTTTCTCGATAGAGATATGCAGTTTCAGTTTCTACTAAATAGTATTAGATCCAAAAAAAGATTTACTCCTTTTTTAAGGTCTGAACAAATAGAAGATATTGAGTGTGTAAAAGAGTATTATGGTTATAACATGGATAAGGCTAGGTCTGCTCTTAAACTACTCACTAAAGAACAATTAGAATTAATGAAACAAAAATTATTCAAAGGTGGGACAAAATGAATGAATTAAATGAAAGTTGGAATCCAGATGAAATGCTGGAGGTTCAACTAAAAGAACCAGATGATTTTTTAAAGGTGCGTGAGACACTAACAAGAATTGGTGTTGCCTCTAGAAAAGATAAAAAACTATTTCAATCGTGTCATATACTACATAAACAAGGTAGATATTTTATAGTGCATTTTAAAGAACTATTTGCATTAGATGGCAAAGAAGCAAACTTTTCAGAAAACGATACCGAAAGACGAAATACTATTGCTCAGTTATTGGCTGATTGGGGATTGATTGCTATAGTCAATACATCAATTGCTGAAACAAAGGCACCTCTATCACAGATTAAAGTTTTATCATTTAAAGAAAAGAATGAATGGGACTTACAAGCAAAATACAACATAGGTAAAAAGATAGAAAATGAAAGCACCGAAGTTTAGAGAATTTATATCTGAAGAAGTACAAAGAGGTGACATACAAGTTGCTGTCTTAACTAAAATAGGCGCTGACAGTAAAGCCGTTGTTAGTAATCAGATTCTAAAAGAATGTACAAAGAGAAAGATTCCTTGTTTCATTATTAATACTACTGAAGCATGGGTATCAAAAAACGATTTAGAAAAAGGTACTTTACTTATTTCAAACATTGATGGTGAAGATACTGAAGCAGAGTTTGAATTATCAAAAACAATTTGCTTTGTTCGTGCTGGTGTTCTTGAAGATGAAACTGGATTAGCATTATTATCAACATTTGAAAATGCTGGTGCGTTTATGATAAACACTAGAAACGGTATGTTGACTTGTGATAATAAAATGTCAGCATATATTTCTTTTGAAAGAGATAACATACCAACACCTAGAACTGCTCTTATTTCAAACGAAAAAGGATTACTTCATGCTCATGAGAAATTAGGGGGTAATTATCCTGCAATTATGAAAACTCTTACAGGTACACAAGGCATAGGTGTATCAATAGTTGAATCTGAAAAGAGTATGATTTCTGTAGCACAATCACTATGGAAGTTTGGTGCTGCTTTACTACTTCAAGAGTTTTTAAAATTTGACTTTGATGTTCGTACAATTGTTATTGATGGTAAAGTATTAGCGTCAACAAAAAGAATTAGTGCTAAGAAAGATTTTCGTTCTAATAGACACAGAGAGGCAACTACTGAACCTTACAAGTTATCAGACGAAGAACTTAATGTAGTCTTACAGGCTGCTCGATCTGTTGGTGCTTATATGGTAGGTGTTGACCATGCAATAGTTGACAAACAAATATATGTTTTAGAGTGTAATGGTTCTCCTGGTATTGGATCAGAGTTTGCTTTATATAATACTGCAAAAAGAGAAAATACATATGTAGGAAAAACTACTGCTGAGGTTGTACTTAAAGAATTATTTGACTATCTAACACAAGATGTACATAGAAAACATTCCTTTACTAAAGAGGCAGGGTTTCATGAAAGAATTAGTATTGATGGTTACGGACCTGTCAGAGCAAAACTAGATACAGGAAACGGAACTACAGCTTCAATGTTTCATGTTGATAAAATAGATGTATCAGGTAAAATTGTTAAATGGGAAAAAGATGGTAAGAAGTTTACAAGTAAACTAGAAGGCACCTCTGAGGCAACTAGAATGGATGATATAGATGAACGACCTATTGTATTTGTAGATATCACTTTCAATAATAAACTTTACACAGATGTGCCGATTGGACTAACAACAAAAGCTTCAAGAAGTACATTTCTTGTTAATAGAGATTTATTGTCTAGATTTAAAGTCAATGTAAATCCAAATAGAAAGTTTATTCTTTCTTCTTGGATAGAGAGAAGTGACGGAGATGATACAAAAGGTGTTAATATTAGTCCTTTTAAATCTTAGTTTATTGCTTTACAAACTAGTTTTTTTATGTTATAATATATTATTCAGAAGGAGTGAACAATGGCAAAAAATCATCAAACAGATAATCCTTTATACAAAGCATTATCAAAAAGGTATGAGGCTGATATCGCAGCAGCATATGCAACACTAATTATTTATTTTGACAATTCAGTTGGTATCGGAGAACATCCACAACAACTAGACGAAATGGATAAGTTAGTGGACGCAATCGCATCAGCAGAAGATAAAATCAAATCATTAAACAAACATTTCAATAATACTCAAATATAGTGAAATTTTATACAAGTGTATTACCGTATCGTGGCCGTCTATTAGTTAGAGGCGTTGACCACGATGGTAGTCACAAAAAGACTAGAATTAATTATAAACCCTCTCTCTTTGTTCCAGCAAATAAAGAAACAAAATACAAAACACTAGATGGTCAAAATGTAGGTAAGGTTACTTTTGAAAGTATACCTGAATCTAAAAAGTGGATTGAAGAATATAAAGGTGTAAGCAATTTTGAATACTATGGTAATACAAGACATCAGTATTCATATATTGCTGATAAGTTTCCTAAGAAAGTTGATTGGGATATTAGTAAGTTAAGAATACTTACAATTGATATTGAGTGTGAAAGTGAGAATGGTTTTCCTGATCCTGAAATAGCAAGTGAACCTCTAATCTGTATTACAGCAAAAGATCATGCGAAGAAAAGAATTGTTGTTTTCGGTATGGGTAATTTTGTTAATGATCGTGAAGATGTAAAATATATTAAATGTTCTACTGAAAGAGATTTAGTTATCAAGTTTACAAAGTTTTGGGAAAGTTATAATCCAGATATCATCACTGGTTGGAATGTCAAGTTCTTTGACATACCTTATTTAATGAACAGATTTAAACACCTTATGGGTGAAGAATATTTAAGCAAGTTTAGTCCTTGGGGTATTGTAACTGAAGGTTCAGCACTGGCATTAGGATATAATCGAACTCAAAAGTATTGGGATATCATGGGCGTTTCTACTTTAGATTATCTAGACCTATATCGTAAGCATACATTTGTTAGGCGTGAGAGTTATAAGTTAGATTATATTGGTGAAGTAGAACTAGGTGAAAACAAATTAAATAATCCATATGATACTTTCAAAGACTTTTATCAAAATGATTATCAATTATTTGTAGAGTATAATATTCAAGATGTTGAACTAGTTGATAAGTTAGAAGATAAGATGAAGTTGATTGCTTTACATTTAACAATGGCATATGAAGCCAAGGTAAACTATCATGATGTATTCGGCCAAGTTAGAGTTTGGGATTGTATTATCTTTAATCATCTAAAAGAAAAGAATATCGTAGTGCCAGCAGTTGTAGAATCTAAAACATCTGATGGTTACGAAGGTGCTTATGTAAAAGATCCTGTTGTAGGTTTTCACGACTGGATTTGTAGTTTTGATTTAAACAGTTTGTATCCTCATTTAATTATGCAGTATAATATATCACCCGAAACTATGGTTGGTTTTGATCCGACTAGAGTTAATGTTGTAGATATGTTAAGTGAGAAATGTGATTTATCTGATTTAGATGGTCGTACTATAACACCAAACGGTGCTCAGTTTAGAACAGACAAACGAGGCTTTCTTCCTGAGTTGATGGATAAGTTATATCAAGAACGAGTAATCTATAAAAACAAAATGATAGAAGCAAAAAAGAAGTATGAACTAACTGGTGATAAAAATTTACTAAATGATATTGCAACAAATCATAATATTCAGTTGGCAAGAAAGA